TTTTTATTTTAATTTAAAATTCATCCGGGAATAATCCGCCGCCGCCTTCTTCCCAAGGATCAATATTTCTCAAATACGTTTTGTAGGCATCTATAATTTTTTCTATGTTTTGTTCCGTTGTCTCGTATGCCCACCCGTCTTTTTTTCTTTTGTCGTAGTGCCATTTTATGGACACGATGACAAATTCTCTGGCCAGCTCGAAGACAAAAGTGTCATCCCCAGTCTTGCCCTCTCGAGAGGGCATTTGATTATGTTCTATAATCACACTCCGCCTTTCTAAAATTTTAATTTTTTTACGGAATACATCTGGTCGTTTTGTCGCTGTTATTTTCATTGATCTTCTCCTTGTTTGGGTTTGTGTTTTCTCTCACTCTTTGATTATAATATATATCTTTGCTATCTTGATGTCAAGCATTATTTTAATTATTTTATAAAAAAGATTAACAATAAAATCAGCATGTTAAAAAATAGTTTGAAAATAATTGAAAAAAGATTGAAAAAAGAACGTAAAAAGTAATACGATTTTTCTTGACACTAACAAAGAGTAATGATATAAACAAACTATGATAAAGCTCAAAAAGTTTCTTGAAATTGCCTGAACCAACCGAAAGCACTGAATTTGTGGGCTTTTATTATTTTGAGGATGGAATAAAGATCAACGTGATACCGTGTAAAGGACCTGATAAAGAATTTGAGTTTCCGGCGAACCCAAGCGGCAAACAGCTTCCAGGGCAAGTTACGGCTGTTTAATGATACCGAGGTACGCGGGGTCATGAGCATCGTAGGAAAATCTTAGGTATGACAGCAAAAGATAGGCACAAGGAGAAAATACTGAGATTTTTAGGTGATCCTGAAAACGATTACCCGCCTCGTCAAGAGTATGCAAAACTGCTAGGGATCACGGTCCAAACTTTTTATCATCATTTTTCCCCTGCGGAGCTCATTGAGATAGAGGCGGAAGCATACGAGGCCCGTAAGGCCCGGAGCGCAAAACAGCGTAGCCACGTGCTTAAAAATCTTTATGAAAGGGCGATTGGATACAGTCACCCAGACATCTATATCGGGAGCTATCAGGGGGAGATCATCAAGGCGGATATCATCAAGCATTACCCTCCTGATCCAGTATCCGCCAGGGAGTTTTTAGACCGCACCGAGGGTAAAGTCATCGAGCGCAAACAGATAGAGACCGTGGCCCCGGCCATCCTACAAGACAATATTAATTTGCTCACCGAGGATCAGGCGGCGGATGTCTATAAAAATGTCATGGGATAGGGACTATAAAAAAGTCTATGTTGCCCGTCTCAAGGCCCTCAAAGCCATCCGCAATGATAAAACCGGAATGACCCTTGCCGCGTTTATTAAATATTACGCGACCCGGCCAGTTGAGTTTATCGAGACATGGGTGCAAACATATGATCCACGGCAGGTAAAACCTTATATGCCGTTTGTCCTGTTTCCCAAACAAAAAGAGTATGTAAACTGGCTGACGGAGCTGGTAACAGACCGTGAAAACGGACTGGTTGAAAAGGCTCGCGATGGTGGTTATACCTGGACCTCATGCGCCTGGGCCGTGCATCGCTGGTTATTCTACCCCGGCCAGGCCATCGGGTTTGGTTCCCGCAAAGAGGATCTTGTTGACCGGATCGGCGTATCAGATTCGATCATGGAAAAGATTAGGATCATCATCCGGACCTTGCCTGTTGAGTTCAGGCCCCTGGGATACAACGAGCGGCAACATGCCGGTTTTCTTAAAATTCTGCATCCATATAACGGTTCTGCCATCGTGGGGGAGTCCGGGGATAACATCGGGCGAGGCGGTAGGACAACAATTTACTTTAAAGATGAGAGCGCACATTATGAGAGGCCCGAAAAAATTGAAGCCGCGCTGTCAGAAAACACCGATTGCCAGGTCGATATCAGCTCGGTTAACGGCGAAGGAAATATATTCCACCGAAGGCGGTTCGGTGGCGCGGTACGAGTATTTGTTCACGACTGGAGAGATGACCCCCGTAAAAATCAGCTTTGGTACGATAAAAAGCGCGAAAAGGCAGTAGCAGAGGGCCTTGAACATATATTCGCACAGGAGATTGATAGAGATTATTCCGCGTCCGTTGAGGGCGTGTTTATCCCGGCTAAGTGGGTCCAGGCTGCGGTCAACATCGACATAAAGCCGTCAGGCATCCGGCAGATGGGCCTTGACCCAGACGATGAGGGCAAAGACGGCAAGGCCATGGTCATCCGCCACGGTGTTGTTGTTGAGTCCTGCCGACACTGGCACAAGGGCGATACCACCGAAACAGCCCGAGAAGCCAGGGCCGAAGCCCTGGAAAAAGGGGTATCTCTCATGGTCTTTGATGCCACCGGAGTGGGTGCCGGAATCAAGGGCGAACTCAAGAGTCTGGATGATTTGAGTAAAGAGACAATCAACCATGTGGGGGTCCACAACGCCTCAACCGACCTGCCAGGAAAATATGAGGAGACCGAGCGCCTAAACGCTGACCTATTCGCAAACATCCGAGCAAAAAACATGTGGTCACTGCGCAGGCGGTTTGAGAGGACATACGAGCGGGTCAACGGGATTAAAGATCATCCGGACGATGTTTGTATAAAACTCTGCAATGATCCGGATCTGATTTCTGAGATCAGCCGGCCAAAGAGGATTAATACCGGGTCTGGCAAGATCGGAGTGGAGAGCAAAGATAAAATGAGAGCCAGGGGGGTCCCATCACCCAACAGGCTTGACGCCTTGTGCCTTTCGTTCCACGATCCCGGGGAGTCTCTTTTTTACGCGGGGTTGGCATAAATTGAGGTTTTACGCAATGAGTATGGTCTCCCGCTGGGAAGCAATGTTAACAAAGGCTATGAAAACTGATGAATAACGCAAAAATCACATACTACCCGGATGAGTACCGCCTATGCAGGCAAACGGACGTTCCGGGGGCGGCACCGGTTATTGACATTTACAACGACCGCCGGGCCGGGATGACGTTCCCGACCGCAAACAATCCCGGATATTATTGCATTTTTGGCCTTAAAAACGTCGTGACACATCGGGCCAAACGACCGCTTGAATTGTTGGCAGAACGAGAGGACACGGACCAGCGAAAGCTGTTTACTGCCCTGTGCAAAGATATGAGGCTGTTAAAATGTGAGCGGGTATACGCCGATTGCTCCAAATCTTTTGAGAGTTCAGAGATGGATTTCGAGGCCACGGCCCAGCGGTTGGGCGTGGATACCATCGGCCTTTATGATGCTTCAGACTTTGATGGGTTTGATTCGTCTTATGCCAATTTTGAGGCGGCCAAGGCCCCGCTCGACGATTACGGACACCAGGGGATACTGATTATCCCTGGGACATACAAAGTCATGGGCCAACCATATAAGGGCAGATGGCCCGGGGATTGTCTCATAACCAGGGATTTTAAAGCGGCCGGCAAATCAGACATTAAAAGCTCCGGGCCCTGGGAGCAATACCCAGCAGCAAACGCTTTTAACCATATCATCATGAGCTATGTTATCAGCCCATGGAGCAAGCCGGAAACGGATTCTTTAGTAAAACAGAGTGCGGATTTTAATGGATACGGGGGATAATGGCAGAGCAAATAAAACTCGAAGAAGACGAATACAACGACACGGCTACCATGTCGGCCATCGCTACGCACTGCCAGAACCTGTACATTGAGTACGACAGCGCATACCGCAAGCGCAAGATTGATGAGATCAACGACGGGCGCAAGCGGTACGACAACGACAGGCCTACAAAGACTTTCCCGTGGGAGGGATGTTCCAATAAATCCATGTCGTTGACCGCGATTGCTGTTGATAACCTGGAGCCCAGGATATTTAACAAACTGGTTTCCGAGGATGATTTTATACAGGTCACGCCAACCGGCGAAGAGGATGTCAGCTCCGCCGATGATGTAAAGCAGTTTTTGCAGTGGGCATGCCACAACAACATGCATGTTAAAAAGGCCGTCAAGCCAATAGTTCATGATCTGTTGATGGACGGCACAAAGCATGTTATTCCAATGTGGCAAGAAAAAGAGATAGTTCTCAAAACCCGTGGAACAGTCCCTGTCTTTACAGATATGGAGGGCAACCGGGTAAAGCCTCCGGCTGACTTTCTCCCAGCCGGAGGCGATCCTCAACAGATGCTTGCACAGCTCATGCAGATGGGCATCATGCCGGGCGGGTCAGAAGAGGGAGTTCAGGAAAAAACAGAACTTGATTTTAAGGTGCACATGGAAGCCCTGAAGATCGAAGACTGCTATTTCCCGGATCACAATGATAACTGGGATGATCAGCCGTTTCTCAGAAAGATTTACCCGAAGCTCGGCGACCTGGTTGAACTCCAAAAGAAGGGCATTTACAAGGATATTGACAATTCCCTGGTTAAAGGCGTTAAGCGGCAGGAAACCGACGACGAACAGCGCAAGGCGGTCCAGCATTCAGATTATGGCCAGGAATGCGAGCTTATCGAATGCTATTTGATCTGGAAAGGTGAATGGCGGCTTGCAACGTTCAGCCTGGATGCAAACTGGAAAGAGGTTAGGAATCAACCAATATCTGATATTTATTGGCATGGCCGTAAGCCGGTCAAGCGGTTCAGGATTTACCCAAAATCGAACGAGAGCATGGGGACCGGTATACCGAAAAAAATCATCCATTTCGACACCGGTATCAATGACCTTTACAATCAGATGATTGACTGCGGGACCGTGACCAACAGCCCGTTTTTCTTTTATAACTCCAATTCAACGGGGATCACCAGCAACAAAAAATTCAAGCTCCAGCCCGGGTATGGAAATGCGGTCCCCAAAGACGCGGCCGTAACATTCCCCAATCTGGCAGATAAATCAGGGGCCTATATCAACTTCATCAATCTCCTGTTGACCTTTTTTGAGCGCACTTTGTCCCTGATGGATTATTCTGCCGGCACGAGATCATCCACCACCGGCCAAGGCGGAGACACGGCATCCGGGATGAATATGATCCTGCAAGAGGGTAATATAAAGCACAATTACACCGGGGAAGGCCTGCAAGACGACTTTTCCGAGCTGCTTACCGATTGCTTGACCCTGTATGCCCAAAACATTCCCATGGATGCCAAAATCAGGATATTTGAGGGCAATGAGTGGGTGTTCAAGCCGGTAAATGTTCAGGCGCTCCAGGGCCGGTATGATCTCAGGGTTGACGTTTCTGATGCCTCTTCAAACACCATGACCAACCGAAATGATGCCATTGCCCTGATGAAAATCACAAGCGGAATGCCATGGATTAATCAAATCGAGAACACTCAGGATCTGTATAAGGCCTTCGGTAAAAAGGACGTGGATAAGTATGTATCCCAGGAATTTGCAATGATCATGCAAGCCCTGACAGCGGTTCCAGAACTCAAACAACCTGTCATGCAGATTGTTCAGCAGGGCATGCAGCAAAAAGAGGCCCAGGACCGGCAGGCACAAGTCCGGATCCAGGCGGAAAACAACATCGAGCGGCAGCAGATCGAACGAGAAGTTGAGGCCCCACACGAAAACAAGAAAATTGTTGACCAGGCGAACGAGAGTTTCAAACGGAAAACAATAGGGAAAGTCGTTGAGCAGATAGGCGGCCTGGATAATTATTAAACTTTTGGCGGGAAGGAAAAAGATATGGACCTATTAAAAATTATTCTACAGCACCACGACGAATACAGCATGGATTCTGTCTTCTCAAGCTCGGAGGAAGTGAGAGAAGAGGCGTTTATTAAAGCTGAAGGAATCCGGGAACTCATTTCAAGGATTAAAAATTCCATGCCCGACAAAAAAGGCAAGGAAGACGTCGTCAATGCCATAAGCGACCACCTTGAAAGCATGGCAAAGATGATCTTTTACAAACGAACAATAGAAGAAAAGGATTAAATCTATGGCGGGAGACAGAGAAACACTATTTTTGCTCGATGATGATCAGGGCATGGGCGGGTTCAACGACGGCCCACCTGAACCTGAATCAACCGAGCTGGTAAAGACAGACAAGGCGATCCCTCTTGCCCTCTTGATGAAGAGGCAGCAGAGACCACGGAAGAGGTCAGGCCGGAAACAGACGACAAGACAGAACCTGCCCCGGCGGATGAGGGCAAAAAAGATCCGGACAAGGCCCCCGAAATCGACCCGGCAGAACAGCGATGGAATGAAACCATTGCCATGCTTGCGAAAAAAGATGTTCAAATTGAGACGCTGGTTGATCAGGTCCGCGCATTGACAGAAACTGTTGTAAAACCGAAGGAAGAACCGGCGTCACCACAGCCCCCGCAGAAACCGACTTTCACGGCGGCAGAGTGGGAAGATGATTATGACGGATGCACCAATGCCGTTATCGATTACCGGGAGCGCCTTAAAGAGTTCAATTCAGAAGCCGAACGGACTCAGGCCCAGGCAGAACAGCAAAAGACCGTTTCAAACATCCAGGCTATCCACCAGAAAGACTATGCCGATGAGTGTGAGGAACTTCCGGCATTGACACATCCGAAGATCAGGCAGGTTTTTGCAAACATCTATTATGATCCAAAGAATCAGTTTAACACCAAACCGGACGGGGTTTTCCGGGCAGTCAAAGAATTGAAGCGGCAGGCCAAGGAAAGAAAAGAAGATCTTGCAACGTATGCCCCTGGATACACTCCGCAGGCCAGCAATCCGGCAGCCGATGCCGCACAATCGCAACAGGCGGCAGCGGAAAAACTCAAATCGGATGAATCGGCCAGGAAGGCCAGGGTTGAGGCAAGCGTCATGCACACAGGCGGTAAACAGTCAAAAGAGGTTTCAACCACGCTATCCGCAGCCCAGAAAGACGTTGCCCGTAAATTTGGGATTTCAGAAGATGTTTATGCCAAGACACTGGCCGCCATGCCGGGAGGTAAAAAATAATGAACGATAAACGTAAAAATAGCGATTTGCCTGAAGCGCCGGCAATAGCCCCGGATCAGTCAAAGCTTTCCCCAATTCAACAGAGAGTGTTCGGATATGTGTCCACGGCGAAAAAAGACCCGCCCAGGATAACCGACGTCAATGAGCTGTTCCGTAAAATTGAGATGGCGATCCCGGACGGAGTTTCCCGGGGGCCTGAATTTGATTACGCGTGGTTGTCGATTGAAGACCTGTACAGCATTTCCGGGTCAAAGTGGGAGATCGTCAACCGGAACAATCACAGCCATGTGCCGAACAGGCTTTTTGATGCGTCCGGGGGCATCCTTTACAAGGGCCAGAATATTCTCGCTTTCTGTTACCGTGAAACAAGAGAACTTGAGCAAGCGGCCATCGTAAAGCATTACAACGACAAGACAAACAGAATCACAGAAGTTAAGGAACGAGCAGTCGAAGGCGCTGTCAGCATGATTGATGAAAAAAGCGCCGGAACTGTTTTTAACTCTGGATCAATTGACACCATAGCGGAGCCAATGGGATTCCAGAAAGATAAAGACGACTTTTAGGTAAGGAGTAAAAAATGGCAAACACAGACAATCCTACTGGATTCCAACTTTTACACGGGGTCGCTGTCAGGCCCCCAACAAAATATAGAATTGAGGCCGCATACGCCTCAGCTCTATTTATCGGCGATATGGTCAGGTTGACAAGCGGCTATACCATCAAGGGCGTGGAAGGGACTGACAATCCACTGCTTGGTTCCATCGTAGGGTTTGAAAGCCCTGACGGATCGATAAAGGCGGGCGGCTATTATCCTGCGGCATCCTCTTATGCCTGGTATGCACTGGTTGCAGATGATCCAGCTCAAAGATATGTCGCTCAGTGCAACGGCGGCGGGACACTGTCTCAGGCCAACGTAGGCGGAACGGTAAACATCAAGACCACCCACGCCGGCAGCACAACCACCAACCTGTCCGGGATGGAGATTGATTCATCCGCCGTTTCAGGGGCCGTGACCGATCAGTTAAGGCTTATTGGTTTGCTTGACGCGCCGGGTAACGCTTGGGGAGCCCACGGTGAATATATCGTTGAAATCCATAACCACCAGCTCCGTCAAGAAAACAACGTTGACGCTACCTAATTGAAAGGAGAGAAATAGAAAATGAGTACAGAAACCAGAAGTAGATTTAATAACCTTTATGTGCCTGGCCTCTTTGCGGTTGCCGCCGAGTCTTTCAAAAGACATACGCCAACCTGGAAAGAAATTTTCACGGTCCGGTCCAGCACAAAGGCGTATGAAGAGTCAATGACCATGGCAGGGCTGGGATATCTCAGGGAAACGGCAGAGGGAACGCCTTATACCTATGATGCCCGTATCCAGGGGCCGACGAAAAGATGGAACCACAAGAAATTTACCCTTGCCATCAAAATCACAGAGGAAGCCATTGATGATGACCTCTATGGCAAAATGAAAATGGCAACCACGGATCTTGGTGCATCTGCTGCGGCTACTATGCACCTTTTGGTAATCCGGATGTTGATGAACGCCACAGCCACGACCTACCATACCTGCGGGGATGGTTTGGCGCTATGTGTTTCCAATCATGTACGCCTTGATGGTGGAACCTGGTCAAATGTCATGGCAGCGGCCTCCCCGACAACCGCTTCTGTTGAAGCCGCCGTCAAAAACTTTGAGGCTATTGTTGACCACAGGGGCAAGAACTATGACCAGAAAGCCAAGACGATCATCTGCGGGCCTACTCATGAGTTCACAATGTCAAAGATTCTGGAATCCGTCCAGGTGGCAGAAAACGCCAACAATGCCAACAATACCCTGAAAACCAGGCGTTCTTTGAAACTCCACATCGAGCCGGAAATCACAGATGGCAGATGGTTTGTCCAGGGTGACAAAGATCCGGATGTTGGTCTGATTCACTTCGACCGGAAAAAACCCGTAGTCCAGCGCCATGGCGATCCGGATACAGGGGATTCAATCTTCTCTGTTTCCTACAGGGCAAGTGACGAGTGTAACGATCCCCGGCAGATTTACATGGTACCGGCAGTTTAATGAAAGGAGGGCTTTAAAATGTATAATTATCCTTTGGGTTCTTCCTTCGGGTTGCCGGTTATTCCCTGGACTTCTGGGAACCGGTATTATGTCGGCAGCACCCATCCGCTTGCCGGGGATGGAAACGATGGTTTGACCATTGATACCCCGCTTGCAACCATTAACGAGGCCTTTGACCGTGTGACGGCATCACAGGGGGATCAGATCATCCTTCTTCCTGGACACGCAGAAAATATTGCCACAGCCGGGGCTATTGCCTTTGATGTTGCCGGGGTTGCGGTTATCGGCATGGGTTGGGGTTCTCTCCGGCCTAAATTCAGATTTACGGCGGCAGCGGCTACCAATACCATCACGGCAAATAACCTGTTTTTTCATAACATCGAATGGCAGGCCAATTTCGCAGACGTGGCAATAGGGCTTGACGTTTCGGCAGTTGACGGCCTGTTCTTTGACAAATGCCGGTTCTCTGAAGCTGGAACAAACTTGAATTTTGTTATCACCATTGACCTTGCAACCGGCTCAAGCAACCTCAGTATTAACGAATGTGTTTTTATCGGTGCCGATGCTGCCAATGATTCTTTTATCAACGGTGTGGCCCATGATGGCCTTTTCATCAAAGATTCATATTTTGCCATGAACGTGGCTCAGACGTCAGTGGTTGGGCTTATTGCAACTTCCGGGAACTGTACCAATGTTGAAATCAAAGATTGTAACTTCCGGTCCAACGTGGATGGAGCGCTCTTTATTGATTTTAACGGCGCTGCAAATGGCGGAGTTATATCAAAGTGCAATTTCAGCTCTATTGATATTGCCGGGGCTGTCACTGCCGGGTTTGATTTCACCGGTGGTCATATCTTTGAATGTTACGTTGCTGGTGAGGCCGATACTTATGGCCTTATCGGTGGCGGTGCGGTTTACAATAACGCTTAACCTGAAAGAGTGTTGGCGGCACTCTTTCCCAACCATTACAGGTCAATCAAATGTATGACGTGAACAAAAACAGCGTGATTGTCCCAACTGCTGACGCTGCCGGAATAACCAACACGGCATACGCCGGTCAAACGAGACTCGGAAAAGACTTTTTTACCGGGGAAGAACTGGCAGATACCAATGAGGTTTTGTCAAGACGCCTGGTTTGTGACCGGTGTTTTAAACCTCCCAA